GCTGAAGACGGCCCTTGGCATCAGCTGACCCGCGATGTCGAGGTTGTCCTGGACGAGACGTGGGCGGCCTTCGGCGTGTACAGTGGTTGGCGCCTTCGTGGTATTACCCACGATGTAGGCCCTTGGTCTGAAGTGTTCGTTGAGCATGTGAAGAACATTGTCATTCCTCGCGATGCAATTGGCGACGCATGGTCGGAGTTCTCGAAGTTTGAGGCTGAGCCCGCAGTGGCGCGCAATGTCATTGAAGATGCTCTTGAGAGGTTCCGTCTCTTGGCAATTGAGACACCGCTCGGTACACGGATGGGCGATCCCTCCCTATTGGAGAACGAACTCGCTAGGACGGAATCTCTACGCAAAGAGGCGAATTCGCTGCTTCCATGAACGTACCGATCCGACGCGGTGCGGTGTATTGGATTCACGATGATGCCGTTGAACTGCCGCCCACTACGCGCGCCAAGCGTAAAATGCACAGTCGTCGACCTTTCCTCGTCTTGTCGCTCGACGAGCGCAACGCGGAGGATTCATGGCCCATCGTTCAGGGCTTCCCGCTCTCAACCTCGGACGTGGTTGTGACGGAGTACGACGTCTTCCTGGCTGCCGGAGTGGCGAATCTGCCAAAGCGATGCGCAGTCCAGGTCCCGCTCCTACAGCCCATCGCGAAGCGCCACATTTTGGAGAGAATCGGCCAGCTGCCAGCAAATGAAATGGAGAAGGTCGTTCTCGGGCACCTCCGATATTGCGGACTCGTCTAGGAGCCCCCTACCCGCGCCCACCAAAGTGGGGCTGCACCGGCCGCCCCAACGTTCTGTAGCGTCGGCGGCGGAGGAGGTTCATCGAATGCCGATGTTCGCTGTCACGCTGAAGCCCCACAACAGGCCGCCGTCGATGGTGATCCTTCCGCCCGACAGGCACGGTGAAATGCCGGCGGTGATGATTAACCCACGAGACATGCACGGGTCTGTGGTCCCTGGGCTGTGGCTACACAACGACCGAGACGACTACGAGAAGGTCGAAGGAAGCGGCTGGCACTGATGGGGAGCTTCGGTCATTCCTCGAAGTAGTCCACCTTTGTGGTGGCCATATCCTCGGTCATGGTGACGGTGCAGCCATAGGACGCCCGGACTGTGGCGCCGAAGCTGTTCTGTGCGTCCACTGTGCCAGTGACCTTCCATGGCCCGGAGCCAGAGCCAGACGCGTTGCTGTCGAAGTCCGCGGTGGAGGGCGACTTCAGCAGCTTCTCGATCCGGGCCTCGCACTGCGCGATCGACTCGTACTTGTTGTCAGACGATGAGTGGCTGCCCGACGAGCCGCTCAATGCAGTGCATCCGCCGAAAATCAACGCAACCACTACGACAAGTCCAAAGCATCCGAGGCAGCTCTTTCCGGCTCCCCATGGCTTCCCGACCTTGGCCTGCTCGGCTTTGATCCACTCGGGGGTGCCCTTGACCGGTTCAGCCATTCGCCGGCCGCTCGAGAACGACGGCCAGTGGTGACGAGCCGATTCCCAGTCGGGTGGAGCTGACAACCCGCCACCCGAGGGCGGCGAATTCATTGAGCTCCATCGTTACTACAGCATCGAAGCCGACTGACTTCGGGACGGGCCCCGTCGGCAACGTCACGTACTTGTACTCCACTGCCACTGCTCTCCCACTTACATGCACTCGCCCGAGACTACCGCTCCGCGGCCGCTCGTCGCCCTCCCCCGAATGCGCCACAGGGAGTTAGGGCCTGCTAGGCAGCAAACTGACGCAGAGCGCAATTGGCCGTTGAGCATCGGAACGAGGGGTTCGTCGGACGGTCGACCTGAGTGACCTCGGCGAGCGTGATCGGCAACTTTGCAACAACGAACGCCAGCGTGTACGCGCTGGCTTGATCCGGTAGACCCCTACCGAGGTGGGCGCGGAGGCTGTCACTGTCCCCGATCCCGGCTTCGACTGCCGCGGCGACGAGCGCCTCATGATTCAGCGTGATGCCCGACACGTTTCCCCTTTACCCCCATAGAACTAACTTCGCCGATGCGCCTCCCCAAGCAGGGATGCGACGGCGACGCCGAGCGCATCTGCTACGGCTTCCAGCTCGTCGACGTCGAAAGGCAGCTCCCCCGTCAGCTTAGGAACTAGCTCCGACATCGGGACCTGCAACGACTTGGCGAGCTGCTCACGCGACACGCCTTGCCGGGCGAGCTCCGCGCAAACCGCGCACGCCGCCAGAAGACGACGTTGCCGCGGCTTCATACCCCCAATTCTAGTTCATTTGAACTAGTCCGCCTGACATGGCGAGTCGGTCGTTATCCACGCGATAGCTTCGAGGAATGTCATCCCGCAGCACCCGGCCTGGCCGGCGCCTCTCGCAATGCTTGGGGCCGATCTTGGACGACGCCAGACAGCGGGCCGGACTTAGTCAGCAGGAACTCGGCCAGCTGACTGGGATCTCGCAGTCCCAACTCTCGAAGTACCTACGGGGCGAGCGCGCGATGCTCTTGGACGAGCTGGACAGCCTCTGCGCCGCACTGCGCCTGGACATTGTCGCGGTGGTGCGCCGAGCAGTCGAAGAGGCGCGAAAACCATAGGGTGCAGCGTAAGGTGCAGGTGCCAGAAAGGCCACCAACCCATCCGGGCTGGTGGCCTCTGTTTTACTGGGGCCGCCTATCAGAATCGAACTGATGACCTATTCATTACGAGTGAGTGGCGACCCCGTTAGCTGATGTTCAGCGACGACCAGCATTCGCGAGAAATCAGCGATTTCCGGCCTCGACTGTTCGCCCACGTTCAGCGTCGGAAGCATCATAGGGTGCAGCATAAGGTGCAGAGGGCGCGTCCATCTTCTCGGCGAGTGCCCGCTTTCGCTCCTCCAGCGGGTGTACGTAGGTGCGGTACGTGAAGCCTGAGTCGGCGTGGCCGAGAGTGTCCGCGACGACCGCGACATCGCCACCGCTCTCTACGAGAAGATGCGATGCCGCAGTGTGCCTGGACTGGTAGCGCTTGGTCGCGGCGAGACCCGCCCGCTCGAGCAGGGCCTTCCATCGGGCGGTGTCCATGCGCGCTTGAATCGGACGGCCGTTGTCCTGCGTGAACATCAGCGCGACTGGGGCGCCCGCGTACTCCCAGCCCTTCCACTCGTCGCCCTGCTCTGCCATCATCTGCATCTGCGTGCGCCGTTGCTCGACGAGGAGCTGCACCAGCGACTTGGGTAGCTGGATGACCCGCTCCCCCGCTTCCGTCTTCGGCTCCGGCTGGTGGTACAGACCCTTGCCTTTGGCATAGAGCAGCTGGTGTGTGACCGAGAGTGTGCCGGTCTTCGCGTTGAAGTTCTGCCAGGTCAGGCCGAGCGCCTCGGCGGGCCGGAGCCCGATTCGCAATGCGAGGTGCCAGCGCGCGCTGTTGTAACCAGTGGCGGCAGCAAGGATGGCGTCGCGGTCCTCCCGGGAGAATGAGGTCGTGTTGGGCTTGCCCTTCGCTTCGAGCTCGACGCGGTCCGCAGGGTTGAACGGGATGTGGCCACGCTTGAATGCCACGTTGAGCGCGGCGCGGAGCGGGGCGAGGTAGCGACGCTGACTCGACGGGGCGACGCCGAGGTCAGCCACCCACTGCTCGAGTCGCTCGGCAGTGACCGACGGGAGCTTGATCGTGCCAAGCTCGGGGACGATCTTCTTGTCGACCACCCACTTATTGGTCGCGTAGGTCGTGGGCCGGTGCTTGGCGACGTTGTCGAGCCAGTGATTCATCCACTGCTCCACGGACGGCACCTTGCCGGCGACCAGGCGGCCGTCGTCCTTGCGCGCAAGCAGCTCTCGCTTCGCCTGCGACGCGAGGGCCTTCGTCTTGAAGACGGACGTGTACTTGCGTTTCCCGTCGATGGTTACGTAGCCGCGGTAGCCGGTCGCGGTCTTCATGACGGAACCTTCGCCCTTCGCGGCCCTCATGCTCGGCACCCCTGCACGTAGGCGGCGAGGATGCGCTGAGTGACGCCGAGTTCGTGCGCGATGCGATACGAGTCGCTCGTCCAGGTCGCGAGCTCGCGGAAGCGGACAGGGTCGACGAGCCGGCGGGCGGCATACCGGTCAGCTTGCCGCTCGTGCTTCGGGCGGTCGTCCTCGTGGCCGAGGTCGGCGTGTCCGATCTCGTGCGTGAGCGCAACACGTGTGTGCACGGCGCGCATCCCTTCCTTGATGATGATGGAGCGGTGGTCAGGCAGCCAGAGTCCGTTCGCGGTACGAAGCCGGCCGAAACGGACGGTGATGCCGAGCGCGTCGGCGTGGGCGAATGGGTCGTACCTGTGGGGCATCTCTACTCGAAGGATTCGTCGTTGTTCATCTCGGGGTCGCGAAGTGCGGCCTTCTTCTTCGCGGCCTCAGGATCGGTCCTGTTAGGGGTGGGATACATGGGCGCGTCGAGGAATCTCTTCTTCACAGGCTTCTGCATGGGGCTGACATTCATGGCCGGGTGGGCGCCGTCGAGGGGCGCTTCGAGCACGGGCGAGCTGCCTTCTTCTACACGGCGCACGATCTCGCGCGCGAGCTCGAGTTCTGTGAAGTCTCGTATCTGAAGCTGCCGGGGAGTGTTCTCGGGCAGGTCCACATCCTCGGGGCTGAGGAAGTCCGCGGCAATCAGCGCTTGGAGTGGGCTGGTGCCGTAGGCACGAGCGACTTGGACCACCTGGCGCGGCTTCGGGTCGAACTCCCCCGAGAACCACCGGCTGATGGTGGACGCCGGGATGCCGGTCTGACGGGCGATCGCGGCGCCGCTGGCGTCTTCGCTGATCATGCGTAGGTAGTCAACCCAGCTCAGTCTCTTATTCACAGAGCTGACACTATCGCAAAGTCTTGCACGCATGCAATGACTTTCCACGGTGGCACGGCGTAATTACGCGGAAGTCGCAGACCGACACGCCGCGCTGGAACGCAATTGGCGTTCATTGCCGCAACACTTTGCTACCGTTGCTGACATGCAAGCAACAACCACTTCCGCAACATGCGCCCCAGTCATGGTGCTCAAGCGGGCCAAGCTGGACGAGCTTCGCAGAGCGAACGGGATCGAGACGGAAGCACAGCTCGCCAAGGTCATCGGGGTCAACCCGGCGACCCTCTGGCGCGCCTCGGAAGGGAAGCCCGTTTCGGGCGGGTTCATCGCCCGAATGAAGCTGGCGTTCCCCCACGTCTCGTCCGACGCGCTCTTCGCAGCCGTCCCCGCCGAGGACCTCGCATCATGACCGACTGTGTCAAGACGCCGCCTGCACCCGTCGAGGCTGTCCGCCTCTACTCCGTCGCCACCGTGGCCGAGCGCCTCGAGGTGTCGAAGGTGTGGGTGTACGAGCGCATCAAGGACGGGCAGCTCCCCGTCGTAGAACTCGGCACCACTCGCGCCAAGCAGCGCATCCGAGCCGATGTTCTCCAGTCGTTCATCGACAGCCGATCCTTCGGCGCCCAGGCGTCATAGCACGCCGCTCTCACCCAAAAAGAAGGTCCATCGGGGGCAACCGATGGACCGACCAACAGAAAGGAATCTGTCTTGAACACCACAGAGATTACCAGCTACGCGGCCAGATTGGATGATCTGCGCGTAGTGACCCTCACCGATGGGGAGGTGTGGAGCGCACGCGACCTGATGGAACTCGCCGGATACGAGCGGTGGGAGCGCTTCAACGACGCGATCAACCGCGCGGTCGCATCCGTCAACGCAAGCGGCCTCGACGCCTCAGACCATTTTCGCGGCACCGCGAAATTGGTCACGGTCGGCTCCGGCGCCAAGCGTCAGATCGAGGATGTCGAGCTGACGCGCTACGGCTGCTACATCCTGTTCCAGAACGCGGATGCGCGGAAGCCGGAGATCGCCGCCGCGCAGCAGTACTTCGCGGTGCAGACCCGCAAGCAGGAAGTCTCGGCGGTCGCGCTGAGCGACGACGAGATCATCGCCCGCGCCTTGCAGCTGACTACTCAGCGCGTCGCGGCACTTGAGTCGAAGGTCGCCGAGCTTGAACCGTCCGCCGAGGCGTGGGACGAGCTGGCCGGCGCGAAGGGCGACTACCCGGTGGGCGAGGCGGCGAAGATGCTCGCCCGTGCTGGTGTCCCGACGGGCCCGCAGCGCCTGTTCGATCAGTTGGCGGACATGCACTGGATCTTCCGCAGCGGCCACGGCACCTGGGAGCCTTACGCGTCCATTGTGGACATGGGTTACCTGGCGTCGAAGCCGCAGTCGCACGAGCACCCGAAGACGGGCGAGCGCATCATCGACCCGCCGCAGGTTCGGGTGACGATCAAAGGGCTTGACCGGTTGCGTCAGCGTCTGAGCGCGGGCGCGTTGAAGGCGGTGACCGCGTGAGCGCCCGTCGGTCGACGTTCCAGCCGCTCCCAGTGAACTGGTGGCTGTTATTAGCGCCGGTCGTGTTCGCCGCGGTGGTCATTGCGGTGGCGCTCGTGGTCGTGCTGGGGCGGGTGCTGTGATGGGCAAGCTCATGGGCAAGATTTTCGGGGCGCTGATTGGCCCTGACCCGCACAATGACCTGTCCCGGCTGGATGTACTCGACGGCGTGGGCCGCGAACGTTGCGAAACGATCCTCGACAACATCGCTGAACGGCGCACGAACGCGAGACCAACCCCGAAGGTAGGCGAGCGGGTAACCGTGTCGTGGTGGGTCGGCGACGAGGAACGCACGCTCGACGGATGGTTGTTGCCTTCCCGTCCCGGATGGGTGCGGATCGCCGCAGCCCCTGACGACGACGGCACCGGCCCCGCTGAGGACTTCATGCGCGCCGCGTTCCTGATCGAGGACGTGCGGGTGACCTCATGGTGAGGCGCACCGGGCGGGCCCTGTTCTGGGTCGTCGTCGCTCTCCTGGCGCTGGCCTTCATCGGGTTCCTGCCCACGGCCTTCGCGCTTGTGTGGCCGGCCCTTCTCATCGCCACTGTTTTGTGGCTTCTCGTCGCCGTTCTGGCGCACCTCGAAAGGAATCACCCATGACTCAGCAGATCACTACTCTCACCGTCCGCGGCTACAAGGGCATCCCCGGGGAGATCACCTTGAACCCGGAGGGCAAGTCGCTGATCGTGCTCGCCGGCGCGAACGGCGCGGGCAAGTCGAGCTTCATCGACGCGATCGCGGAGATCTTTGACCCGAAGGGTACGAGACTCACGTCCCGTCCGATCAACGACCGAGCCACGGAAGCTGAGGCGGAGGTCGTCACTACGGAGGCGCGCATCGTTCGCAAGTGGAAGGACAACGGCCCCGGCACCCTCGCCGCGTACGCCCTCGACGGCGCCAAGTACCCCAGCGGCAAGGACTTCATCCTGAAGGCCACAGGCGGGGCCCTGTTCGACCCGCAGGAGTTCGTGAACCTCGACGAGAAGAAGCAGCGCGACCAGCTGCTCGCCCGCGTGGAACTGCCGTTCGACCTCGACGAAATCACCGCCAAGCGGAAAGGGTTCTTCGACGCCCGCACCGACGTGGGCCGCGACGTAACACGCCTCGAGGGACAGCTGGCCGGGTTCCCGCCGGCGGACCCGTCGATACCCTCCGAGGAGGTGTCGGCCGCGGCGATCCTCGCTGAGCATGAGGAGGCGCGGCAGCACAATGCGGCCCTCGACAAGCAGATGGACGCCCTCGCAGGCATCGACACCGAGTGCGAGAACGCTGAGGCCAAGGTCGCCCGACTCACCGAAGAACTCGACGTTGCGAAGACGTACCTCCAGAGCGCAAAGGCGCAGCGCGAAGAGATGTACGCCGCCTTCCGTTCAGGGCCGGAGCGCGTAGACACGGACGCGATCACCGCCCGCCTGGCATCCGTCGAGGAAACGAACGCGAAGGTCCGGCAGCAGGCGCAGCGCGCCAAGGTTGCCGCCGAACTGGCCGAGAAGAAGGCCGAGCAGGACGCCCTCACCGCGAAGCTCGCGGACATCGACAAGACGAAAGCTGACGGGCTCGCCGCGGCGAAGTTCCCCGTCGACGGCCTGTCCGTGGATGAATCGGGGATCACGTTCAACGGGGTGCCGTTCAAGCAGGTGAACACGGCGAAGAAGACCGCGATCGCGTTCGACCTGGCGACGCTCCCCCAGCCTGACCTGCGTCTGATCGTGGTGAAGGACGGCGACTCGCTCGACGCTGACACTCTCGCGGAGATCGAGCGCATCGCGTCCGAGCGCGGGTACATCGCCTTGGTCGAGCGTGACCGTGACGAGTCCCGGCAGATCGGCTTCACCATCGTCGACGGCGAGGTCGCAGCATGAGCGCCCGGAAGATCGACCACACGGCCGAGGCCATTCGCAACATCGACGGGCTGCACGATTACCAGTCCGAAGAGGGCATGACCGACGAGAGCATGCTGACCGTTGCCGTTGAGGCTCAGGCGCACGCAACTCTCGCGCTGGTGGAGCAGCAGCGCATCGCGAACCTGCTCACGGTCCGCGAGCGGCTGGTGAAGCTGGGCACGACGGCGGCGTACTTGCGGCTGGAGAAGGTCGACGCCCTAGTCGAAGAAGGGTTGGGCCTCGCATGAGCCTCGACACTGCAGGCATCGCTCTGCCCTCCGTTGGCCAGGAGCCCGTCGACCAGTCGGTGGTGGAGTTCTTCATCCCGGGCACTCCGGTGCAGCAGGGCAGCAAGACGGCGTTCGTCGTCGGCACCCGCGCCGTGGTCACCGACCAGAACAAGGCCACGCTGAAGCCGTGGCGGGCGACCGTCGCGGCGCACGCTGACCGGGGCGTCACCTTCGACCGCCCCGTGTGCGTGGAGCTGACGTTCGTGATGCCGCGGCCGCAGCGCCCCAGGTGGAACGTCCCCGCTGTGAAGCCGGACATCGACAAGCTCGTGCGCGCTGTGCTCGATGGCTTCACGGATGCCGGCCTGCTCGCCGACGACGCCCGGGTGGTGCGCCTGCTCGCGGTCGAGGAGTACGCCGGCGACGACAACCCTGTGGGTGTGCATGTGGCGGTGACCGCATGATGCCCGCGGACGAAGCCTACGAGCCGGGCGACCCGAAGCGCTCCGAGCACCGGGAGCCCGCCGTGTGCGTCCTCTGCGGTGGCATCGGTGGCCACTATGGCGACTGCTTCGAGGTGACCTGCTGATGGGCTACCTCGACAGGATCCTCGACGACGGCACCGACCGCGACCGCTGGCTGACCTCCCGCTTCGACGTCGTCGGAGCGTCCGACGCCGCGAAGCTCGCCAAGGCGGCGTCCGTGGACAAGTACCTCGCCGACAAGCTCGCCGCACGCAGCTTCACCGGCAACTCGTACACGGAATCCGGGAACCGGTGGGAGCCGATGATGCTCGCCTGGGCTGGCATCCCCGGCAACAAGGCGCTCATCCACTCCCCCGAGGAGAAAGGCTTCGCGGCCACACCTGACGGTATCGGCCGGACCCTCGCCGAGTGCAAGGCGAAGCACATGAAAGTCGTCTTCGGCCCGTCCCTCGGCGAGTGGCGGCAGCTGGCGTGGCAGTTCCTCTGCCTGCCCGAGTTCGACGAGACCGAGTTCATCTGGGTCGAGCTCGACGCCGGCGGCGAGATCCGCGGCGACCTGAAGGGCGAACCGAAGCACCTGACCGTGAAGCGCTCCGACCCGAAGATCGTCGACCTCACGCGGCAGATCACCCCCATCGCAACAGACCTCCTCGCGCGGCTCCGAGTCGCGCGTTCCTACGAAAGGGCAACAGCATGAGCAGCGAAATCACGCAGCTCCCGAGCAACGGCGATGTCACGACATGGTCGGACGCTGAGAAAGCGATCGTCGAGGCCGCGGGCCTCGTCTTCAACCACACCTACGGGGACCGCCAGGGTCAGAGGGAGCCGGCACCGAGACCAGTGGTCGAACAGTTCCTGTCACTCGCGCGGCGGTCCGGGCTGGACCCGCTGGCCCGACAGATCTACTGCATCGGGCGCCTGTCGCGCGGCCACGTCGAGTGGGCCATCCAGACAGGCATCGACGGGTTCCGCCTGGTGGCCGAGCGCTCGGGGAAGTACGACGGCCAGGACGGCGCTGAATGGCTGGCAGCGAACGGCGAATGGGTGGACGCGTTCGTTCCCTCACTCCACGGCGCACACCCCCTGGCCGCCCGGGTCCGCGTATACCGAAACGACTGGCCCCGGCCCGCGGTTGGCGTCGCCGAATGGGGCGCCTACGCACAGACGAAGCGCGACGGGTCCCTCGTCGAGATGTGGGAGAAGCAAGGCGCCGGCCAGTTGGCCAAATGCGCCGAGGCGCTCGCGATCCGCAAGGCGTTCCCACAGGATCTGTCCGGCCTTTACACGGCCGACGAGCTGCGCGAGGAGCCGGTCGTAATCAACGAGCGACCGCGCCGCGACTGGGCGGCGGAGATTCAGGCGTGCGCCACGCACGAGGAGATCGAGGATCTCATCGACAGCGCCGATGACGCGGGCGAGATGTCGGACAGGCTTCGCACCGTCGCACTCACCCGCCACGGGATGATCGGGCGCGTCGAGGTTGAGGCATCGGCCGAGGAGTCCCCGGCCGCACCCGCCGAGATGACCGAGGCCGAGTACGAGGCGGCCAGCGCCGCCGAGCACGCCGAGGCGGTGGCCGACAATGCCTGAATTCGTGGACATGAGCACCGGCGAAGTCGGCGCCGAGGTCGTGAAGTCTGAGTTCGCGGGGAAAGCCGACGAGCTGCGCGCGTTCGCCCCGACGAACCCCGTCGAGATGGAGTTCTTCATCCGCGAGGCCAACGCCCTCCTCGAGGACATGCCCGACGTGCTCCTCGAAATCAACAGCCGACGGTACGCCGCCGAGCGGAAGTACTCCGCGCGGAAGAACACGCAGATGGCGTTCTACGGGCGGCAGGGCCAGCAGGCCACGTTCGCCCGGGCCATGGCCGAGGTCGACGCGCAGTCGGAGCTCGAAGCCTGGCACAACACCAAGGCGGAGTACCACTACGCGGAGGACACCGAGAGGGCGCTGCGCACGAAGATCTACTCGATGCTCAACATCAACAAGGGCGTCGTCGCTGCGTACAACACGCAGGGGGGCGTGCGATGAGCGCCGTGATGGAGCGCGTCGGCTACCAGCAAGCCGACATCGCATGGAACGGACTCACGGTCACGGACCTGTTTTGCGGGGCGGGTGGATCCTCCTCGGGCCTCGCGGCCGCAGGGTTCAAGATCGTCATCGCGGCGAATCATTGGACGCAGGCGATCGAGTCGCACCAGATCAACCACCCGGAGACGGACCACTCGAACGCGGACATCTCGCAGGTGAACCCCGGCTACTTCCCCCGCACGGACATCCTGTGGGCGTCGCCGGAGTGCACCAATCATTCGGTGGCGAAGGGTGTGAAGCGGCAGCGCGCGGAAGACGCGATGCTGTTCGAGGTCGACGGCACCCAGCCGCTCCCGGACGAGGCCGCGAACAGGTCCCGCGCCACGATGTGGGATGTGCCCCGGTTCGCGGAGCACCACCGCTATCGGGCAATCATCATCGAGAACGTCGTCGACGCTGCGAAGTGGGTGCCGTTCCCGGCGTGGCTGATGACGATGGAGCTCCTCGGTTACGCGCACGAGCAGGTGTGGCTGAACAGCATGCACGCTCAGGCGTTCGGTCTCCCGGCCCCGCAGTCCCGCGACCGCATGTACGTGGTGTTCTGGCGGAAGGGTGAGCGGAAGCCGAACCTGGCGAAGTGGACCCGCCCGCAGGCGTTCTGCGAGATGCACGGCATCGTGCAGGCGGTGCAGGCGTTCAAGAAGGACGAACGCTGGGGCCGCTACCGTGCGCAGTACGTCTACCGCTGCCCTCGGGTGGAGTGCCGCAACGCGATCGTCGAGCCCGCCTGGCTCCCGGCGTCGAGCGCGATCGACTGGTCCATCCCGGGCGAACGCATCGGCGACAAGAAGAAGCCGCTGGCCGACAAGACCCGCGCGCGGATCCAGAAGGGCATCGAGCGCTACTGGAAGCCTCTCGTCGTCGCCGCGGCCGGGAACACGTACGACTCCGCATCGGGCAAGCCCGGCACGTATCTGCGCGCTTGGCCGACGGACGAGGCGCTGCGCACGCAGAACGGCACGGCAGAGTACGGCGTCGCTGTCCCGCCGCTGATCACGGACGGCATCCACGGCGGCGGCACGGTGCAGTCGGCCAACGATCCGATGCTCACGCAGACGACGGCGCAGACCAAGGGCCTCGCCTACGCGCCGCTGCTCGTCCCCGTCGAGGGTCGCGAGGGCAAGAGCGCGGCATCCGTCACCGGACCGCTCCGCACGCAGTCGACGCGCAACGAGACGGCGCTCGTCATCCCGCTCCGGAATCACGGCGTCGCGAAGCCCGTCACCCGGACGATCGACACCGTCTCGGCGGAGGGCAACCATCACGCCCTCGTCATGCGGAACAACGAAGGCGGCGCTGAGATGAGCACCCCGGTCACCGAGGAGCTGCGCACGCTCACCACGGCCGGCCACCAGTCGCTGCTAGTGCCGTACTACTCGGCATCGCTGACGGCGAAGCCCACGGACGAGCCGCACGGCACGCTAACGACTGGTGACAGGTACGGCCTGGTGGAGTCCGAGATCAGCCTCGACGTCGACGACGTCCTGTTCCGGATGCTCACCCCCGACGAGATCAAGGTCGGCATGGCATTCGCCCGCGACTACTACCTCGGCGGGACCAAGCGCGAGCAGGTCAAGCAAGCTGGGAACGCGGTCACCCCGCCGGCCGCTCGCGACCTCGGCATGGCAGTAGCGGAAGCGCTCAATGGCGTCGACCTCGAGCGGGTGGCAGCATGACCGCCATCACGCTGGATCGCGTCTTGGTTCCGTTCCCGGACCTCCCTGGCAAGGTGCACGGCATTGTGTCGCTCGAGCCGCCGAGGGTTCAGTGCGACGGATGCGGGCTGGTTGCTACCGGGGCGAACTTGAACCTGCTGATCCTCACGTGCGGGATCAAGTTCAACACGAGGGGCGGGCAGGGCTGGGAAAAGCGCCGCCTCTGCTCGGGATGCAGGGGTGCATCATGACTGACTTCCGCCTGACGGAGAAGATCCGCAAGGCCACCTACTCGCGGGACCTGTACTTCTGCGCCGACTGTGGCACGAGCATCGGCATCTCGTGGCAGCACCGGGAGTCGTCGGGGAACGGCGGCAGGGGCAAGAAGGCCCCCGCCCTCACCCCTGCCGACGGTGTCACCCTCTGCCTGCCTCACAACGAGGCGTGCGAGGCGGCAGGCCAGGAACGCGCCCTGCACCTCGGCTGGAAGATACGCCGCAACCGTGGCGGCATCCGCGCCTCACAGATCCCGTTCTACGTCCGCTGGGCGCAGGAGTGGTGGCTGCCCGACGAGGACGGCGGGATGCGTGTCATCCCGAAGTCACTCGCGCTTGAGCTGCTCGAAGCGGCCGGCGCATTCACCAGGAAGGGAGGCGCGTGATGGCGGCTCTCTCATGGGTCCGCGTGGACGCCGCGCTCGCGTCCAACCACAAAACACTCGCCCTTTTGGGCCAGAAAGGAGGCGATCGTGCACTCAACACCTACATTTTCGGCCTCGGACACTGCGCGTCACAGGGCACGGATGGGTTCATCCCAACTGCAGCTCTCGGACTCATCCATGGCACGCCCCGGGCAGCTCAACAGCTGGTCGACGTCGGCCTGTGGATTCCGATCCCCGGCGGCTGGGATGTCAACGATTACACGGACTATCAGCCCTCGGACGAGGAGTCGAAGGCCCGCTCGGAGAAGGCCCGGAAGGCTGCTGAAGCACGGTGGGGAGCACGCGGTGTGTAGTCCTAGACGAAATGCCCCAAGCAATGCTCCCGGCATGCTCCGAGCAATCCACGCAACGTACGCAACGTACGCAACTAACGAACGGGGCCAAGACACACACAGGAATCTCACCTTCCTGAACGTGCGAGAAGGGCTGTGGATAAGTCAATTCTCACGCCGGATGGGGGTGATGAAGTGACCGACCGGACGGTGCCCATCCAGGTCCACATCACCCCAGAGCACTACCGGAGCCTCGTGAAAATCGCAGAGAAGCGGCACGTGCAAGCCCATCACCTCATCGAGCAGCTCGTCGAGCACGCCCTCCGACCCTCGCCCGCCGCAGTTCGCGAGCGCCTCAGAGATGACATTCGACGGCTCCTCGCAACCGGCCGGAACGACCGGCAGATTGCCGAGCACCTCGGCGTGAAGCGCGGACAGGTCAGCTACCACCGGGTGGACATGGGCCTCCCATCGAACGACAAACGCGGGCGCAAGCCCCAGAAGAAAGCGAGCACAGCAGCATGAGCAACTGGCCGGCCGGTATGGCCGTTGACCCTATCGGGGAGTGGCCGGGACCGCTGACGAAGCGGCGCACCGCGTCACCCTTCGCGTCCACTCTCGGCTCCACTCTCGAGGTCCTCCGCCGCGAGCTCTACAACCTGGGCGCGAAGAACGTCCGCCTGCAGGTAGCGATCCCGGCCTCGCAGTTCAGGCTCGACGGGTATCCGCGGGCGTCGGCGAAGCAGGAGCACCCGGGCGTCATCCTGACGATGGACAGCGACCACGGAGCGCTTTCTTACCCGTGCGACACGTTCACCGACTGGCCGTCGAACCTGCGAGCGATCGCCCTCGCGCTCGAGGCGCTGCGGAAAGTCAACCGGTACGGGGTCACCAAGCGCGGCGAGCAGTACCGCGGGTTCCTCGCCATCGAAGCGACCGCCATGCCGGCCGGTTTCACCAGCGTCGACGCGGCAATCGAGTACCTCCGCAGCGTCGGCGGCATCGGCCTCGAGGTAGCCGAGCCGCTCGCCACAGTCCTCCGCCGTGCCAAGCGACGCACGCACCCCGACACCGGCGGAGACGCCGACACCTTCCAGCGCGTGACGCTGGCCGAGCAGTACCTCAAACAGAACGGAGCCATCTGATGGCAGGCGAAACGATTATCACTGTGGTGGGCAACCTCACCGCGGATCCGGAACTCCGGTACACCCAGGGCGGTCTGGCGGTGGCGAACTTCACGATCGCATCCACCCCGAAGGTGTTCGACAAGCAATCGAACGAGTGGAAGGACGGCGACGCCCTGTTCCTCCGTGCGTCGGCCTGGCGGGAGTTCGCGGAGCACATCGCCGGGTCTCTCGTGAAGGGCTCCCGCGTCATCGCCCAGGGTCGCCTGAAGCAGCGCTCGTACGAGACGAAGGAGGGCGAGAAGCGGACCTCGATCGAGTTGGAGCTCGACGCGATCGGCCCCGACCTTCGGTACGCGACCGCGACTGTGACGAGGGCGCAGCGGAGTACGGGCGGCCAGCCGGCGCACCAGGAGCAGCAGTGGGCGCCGTCGGCTGAACCGGCCGCGAGCGGCGACGTGTGGGCCACCCCCAGCTTCAACGACGAGACGCCGTTCTGATGTTCAAGGGAAGTTTCAACGCCCCCCAGCCTGCCCCTGGTTCATCCCGAGGCGGTGGCATGGGTCCATGTTGCGCGAGGTGTAAAACCCCGTTCGGTCACAGTGCAGTCGCGGGGACGTGCTGCCACACGAAGGAGGCCGCATGACTGACCAGGTCATCCACAGCAGCGGGCAACCCATCGACCGCTCATGGCGTGCCACGTTCAAACCCACACCGGGTCTACGTGATGCAGCACGCGCGGAGTACCACCGGGTGCACGACATCCTGCACAAGCAAGCGAACCTGCTCCAAATGTGCATCTGCGGCTCGTACGGGACGCGCAATGACAAGACGAAGGAGACACGCAATGGCTGACCAACTCACCGCCCGGGATCGGCAGATAGCCGCAATCGGCTGGGATGCCGCCGTCGCGTCGATGCGGTACGAGGACGGATCGCCGGTAGAGCTAGTGGCCGTCGTGAACCCGTATCGGGAGGTCCTCCCGAATCGTGCCCCTTACGACAAGTGCAGCGCCCACAGCTACGTGGAGGCTGGGAAAGAGCAGGAGGACTGATGGCATTCGAGGCGAAGTACCGGAGCGAATGCACGAACTGTAGCGAGTACGTCGAGGTCGGCGACTGGGTGCAGTTCGAGGGCAACCACGTCGAGCACGTCGAGTGCGAACCCGAACCAGCACAGACCGCGACGTGCGGCGAGTGCTTCATGCAGGTGTCCGTGAGCGGGGCGTGCGGATGCTGAACAACGACGACACACGCGAGAGAGGCAACCCCATGACCGAGACAACCGAAGAGTTGACCCCCTGCGTGCGCGGCTGCACCTGGGACCCCATCGACGAAAACGAAACCCCACGGCCGAAGCCGGCCAAGCACGGCCTCCTCTGCAACTCGTGCTTCTACCGCCTCACCGGGGCCCTGAAGCTCATCCCCGACCTCATGGCCAACATGCGGGCACAGATCACCCGCGGTGGCGCGCAGGGGTACAGCGAGCGGGTCTCGGGAGGCGGCGACGGCTCCCCCGCCCCGCTGAACGTCGGCCCGCTCGACGCGTCCGATTCGCTGTTCGCCAAGCTCGTCTCCTGGACGGAGGTCTTCGGCGCTGAGCTGCGCACCCCGCAACCGTCCGTCGCCGTGTGGATCAACCTCCGCGAAGTGCAAGGCTCCCGGCCCGTCAGCGTCGAAACCGCACACCAGCTCGCCACCCAGCTCACCGCATGGTTCGAGGTCCGACTCGAAGACATCGCCGCCTCACCCAGCGCGGCCGCCTTCCACGACGACCTCTGCTACGGGTGGGAAGACGCCAGAGGGGTGTTCTCGCTCTCCGCCGCGTACGGGGTCGAACCGCGCCCGGTGAAGTACGCCGAGAAGCGCGAGTGCCCGGTGTGCGGCGCGCACGGCATCTTCGTGAAGTGGCCCGACAAGTTCGACCCCGAGATCGCCGTCCTCTGCGAACGGTGCGAGCACGTGATCCCACCGGAAAGGTACGCGAAGTATGCACGCCTCCTCGCCTGAGAACCAGCCGAACTACACCGTCAAGGCCGCAGCGGTCAGGGCCGGCCGCAGCACCCGCACCATCGAACGGTGGGTGCGCGACGGCATGGTGTGTCGAACAGTAGCCGGGGTGGTCGTCATCGACCACCCCGTGCTCCTGGCACAGCTCAGGAAGCGAAGCCTGGCCAACCCGAACAACAACCGACACGCCGACACCGGTTAGCGGAAAATCGCGCATCGATGTCGGTGCTTTCCACTAGGCTATTGCCAAAGGCATTCGTGTTCCCTCCCCCGGGACCGGATGCCTTTCGCATGTGCCGGCGGCTCGGGTGCCGCGACATCACCGGCAGCTCACCGGGTGGCACCGAACGAGCATCACAACTGAATAGGTCCGGTGTAGCTCAGTCGGTAGAGCTTTAGGGCGCGGGTTCGAGTCCCGCCACCGGAACGAGCACAAGGCGGCGGCGCACGGAAACCGTGCGCCGCCGCGAACACTTCCCTCACCCCGTCCCGGCAGTAGCAGCAGCCCCGCCCGGCTGAACGGCGAGCGAGGGATCACCTCCCGGCATCCACGTCAACGCCGTCTGACTCAGCGGCGAAGGACCCCCAAGGCCCGCACCTTTCCGGGCTGGTGTACCTGCGTGGCCCTGCCGGCCCCTGTTTCAGAGGCCGCCGAGAAGATCGTCGAGCAGCTTCTCCTCCTCACGGTCAGTCGCCGCCTTCACCAAGGCTTCCTCCTCCGCCTTGGTTGCGCCTTCCGGCACGGTCACCTCGAACTCACGTCTGATCTCCATACTGACTCCCGTTCCTCCAGCTGCACCCATCGCGCAGGACATACCGAGGCTACAGAGCCGCACTGACACACGCCGATCAACCCGAGGCCTGACGCCTCATCCGTAAGGGCAAGAGGCCCGAACCGAGGTGATGACGAATGGCCGCTGCAACATTCCACGCTAAACGCGGACATGAAGCGCGGGCACTGTTCGATGCGGGCCTATCGTGCAACGCCATCGCGAAGAAGCTCGGTGTGAGCGCGGCCACGATCAGTCGGTGGGCGAAGGCGGAGGGGCTCACCTTCGACCGCGCACAGGTCAATGCGGCGAATAAGGCGCACTCGGTCGATCTGGCAGCCGCTCGGATCCGTCTCGCTGAGAAGATGCTTGCCGCGTCGGAGTCCATGCTCGACAAGATCAACGAGCCGTACCTGGTGTACAACTTCGGCGGCAAGGACAACACCTACGAGACCGCGACTCTCGACTCGGCCCCGGTGGAGGTGCGCCGAAACGTCATCGCGACCGCCGGCATCACTTTCGACAAGCTGACCCGCATCGTGGAGCGCGACAACGGCGGCCTCGACCAGGCGGTCGGTGTGCTCGATCAGATCGCGGACGGCTTCAAGCTCGCAGCGGAGAAGTACCGTTCGGAGACGCCCGATGAACCTCAGTGACATCGAGAAGCTCGTTTCAAAGGCGCAGATCCTCTCCCTCGTCGATTCCATGTCGAAGAAGCTGGCTCTCTGGTACGGGTCGGTGTCGGCGGGGAAGACGGTCATCAGCTTGTGGGCGTTCCTGCTCGCCGTGCGAATCGCTCCTCGCAACGGACTGATCCTGATCGTCGGGCGCAGCTTGCAGACGATCTACCAGAACGTGTTCGTGCTGTTCCAGAACACGGCGATCTTCGGCTCCACGATCAGCAGCCAGATCCACTACACGCCGGGGGCGACGTCAGCGACGATCCTCGGCCGTGAGGTGCTGCTCGTCGGCGCGTCCGACGCGAAGGCTGTGGGCCGCATCCAGGGCGCGACCGTGGCGCTGGCGTACGTCGACGAGGCGGCGCTGATGCCCGAAGAGTTCTGGAACATGCTCGTGTCCCGACTCCGCGTTGAAGGCGCACGGCTGCTGGCCACGATGAACCCGGCCTCCATGAATCACTGGATCCGCAAGAAGTGGATCCTGCAGGGCGACGCGAAGAACCTCGTCAGCTTCCACTTCACGATGGAGGACAACCCGACACTGTCGGATGAGTACAAGCGCGACATGCGCGCGTCCTACTCGGGCGTGTTCTTCGACCGGATGATCAAGGGCGAGTGGACGAACGCTGCCGGCGCCGTGTACCCGATGTGGGACCCGAAGCGGCACGTCATCCCGTTCGACCAGATGCCGCGGATGCAGGAGATCATCGGCATCGGCATGGACTACGGCACCACGAACGCGACGACGGCGTTGATGCTCGGCCTTACCGAGGAGCAGAAGCCGCGCCTGGTGCTGATGGACGAGTGGGGTTACGACTCGAAGGAAGCCGGCATTCGCCTCACCGACGCGGAACTGTCGAAGCGCTTCCGGAAGTGGCTCCCGAAGGAGCACACCCCGTACCCGACCATGCTCGAGCCGCGGTTCATCATGCTCGACCCCGCCGCCGCATCGTTCCGGCAGCAGCTGCACAACGACCTCCGCGAATCCGGCCTCGCACCGTGGGCTGCCGATAACTCGGTGCTCGCGGGCATCGCAACGATCGGCAACGCCCTCGACAACGACCAGCTCGTCGTCACCGACCGGTGCACCGGCTGGCAGTCGGAAGTCACCGAATACCGCTGGTCCGAAAAGGCCACGGACAAGGGCGAAGACGAAGTGGTCAAGGAAGACGACCACTACCTCGACGGCGGCCGCTACATCACCCATTCCACGAAGAACATCTGGGGACATCAGGTCCACCAAACCGCAGCCTAGGGAGGCACCATGGCGCTTCCTGAGCCGAACACAGCATGGCCGCCACCCGCTTGGGCCGCCGCGTACCGCGTGTACGAGGAGAACGAAGCCTGGTACCTCGGCGACACCGACAAGCTCGCGAAGGTGTACCAGCGCACGGACCTGCAGCGGCCCTCATACCGTGTGAACGGGCGGGAGATGACCGGTGGCCTCGTCGGCACCATGTCGCGGTTCTTCTGGGGCCGGCCGGTGCCTGTGAACCAGAACCGCACCCGCCTGCACATCCCGGCCGCGGCGGACCTCGCCACGCTCTCCTCGGACCTGATGTTCTCGGAGCCGCCCACGGTCGGCATCGAAGGGCTCAACGAGAAGTCCACGGCACGTCTTGACCTGATCGCGAACAGCGACGGCGCGCACGCCATGTACAACGAGATGGGTGAGCTCAAGGCCGCTCTCGGCGCGACGGTCATCACTTCCGAGTGGGACACGGACGTTTCCGAGCACGTGTGGCTCGCTTCGTACGGTGTGGACGTTGTCATTCCGGAGTTCCGGAAGAAGCACCTCGTCGCCTGCACCATGTGGACCGAGTACGTCGACGGCAACAAGTACTACAGGCACCTGGAGCGTCACGAGAAGGGCAGCATCGAGCACGCCCTGTACCTCGGCACCGAAACCAAGATCGGGCGCCGCGTGCCGTTACAGGATCGGCCTGAGACGGAGCACCTGGCCGCGCTGGTCAACGGCGACTCACTCATCCTCACCGGCATCGACAAGCTCACGGTCTCGTACAACAAGAACATGCCCACCATGGCGTGGCGGAAGAAGGGCGAACTCGCCGCCGCTGGCCGGTCGGACTTCGCCCAGCTGCAGCCGCTGTTCGACGCGCTCGATGAGACGTGGTCGTCATGGATGCGCGACCTGAAGCAGGGCGGCGGCAAGCTGCTCGTGCCAGAGTCGGCCATGACGACGGGTCCGCGCGGCTCGGGCGGCACGTTCGACTCCGACCAGGAGGTGTTCCCGCTCAACGTCCCGGGTGAGGTCGGCAAGCTGACCATAGACAAGGTGCAGTTCGCCATCCGTGTCGAGGAGCACGAACGCACCGCGTACGCCATCTACCGCGAGATCCTCCGCAAGGCCGGCTACTCGCCGTCCGCGTGGGGTGACTACGGTGCAGGCGGCGCAGTCACAGCCACCGAGGTTGTCGACCGTTCCGCTGGTTCTGAGCGCACCCGCGACAAGAAGGCCCTGTTCGACAAGCAGGCCATCGGCGAGCAGGCCACAGTCGCGCTCGAGCTCGACGGCATCCTGTTCCCCGGGAAGGGCGGCGGGCGCTTCGACAAGCCGACTGTCGTCACGTTCCCGGAGGTTTCGCAGGAGGACCCGGAGAAGACGGCCCGCACCGCTCAGCTGCTCGCTGCCGCTGGCGCCGCGTCCATCCGCACTCTCGTGGCGATGAACCAGCCCGACTGGGACGACAAGCGGATCGACACCGAGGTAGCGGATATTCGCGCCGAGCAGGGAACGCCCGTGCTCGACCCGACGACGTTCACCGGAGAGTGACCTAGGGGGTAGCTCATGGCCCTCTACGTGCCGGCCGAGGACATCACCGCCGCTGACCTGATCGACGATCTGGGCCGCGTGCTCGCCATGCGTTACGCCTCCGCTGAGGATGAGCTGATCCGCGAGGTCGCACGGCACGCGTACCGCGACATTGGCCTGCAGGAGATGCTCGCCAAAGCCGAGGAGGACCGGAAGCCCGGGTTGCAGTACGCGCTCAGGCGGAACCGGCAGTTGGCCGAGCTCGCCGGGCAGCGCGCCCAGGCGATCCGTGAACTGCAGGCGAAGGCGTTGCAGGTCGCGGGCCGCATCCGTGATGAGGGCCTCGCGCAGGACCTCATCGACGTTGCGGCGAAGCAGGGGGAAGCTGAGGCGGCCGCGCGGCTGTCCATGGCGCGCAGGCTCCCGGCCAAGACCACTCTGAACGGAACGTCGACGCAGGCGACCGCGCAGGTGGCCCTGTCGCTCCATTCGCGTCTCGAAGTCCTCAACCAACGCATCACCCGGTACCCGCAGGACGCGTACCAGCGCATCGTGTCCCTGACGTCGACGAACGTCATGCTGGGGGCGCAGGCGAAGCTCCTGGCGCAACGCTCGACGGTGCAGAACTTCCTCGCCGAGGGCATCACAGGGTTCGTCGACAAGGCCGACCGCCGCTGGCGCATCGGCACTTACGCCGAGATGGCCGGCCGCACCTCCGTCGCCCGGGCGTTCAATGATGCCGGGATATGGCGGATGCAGCAGTCGGGCGTCAACCTCGTGACAGTGCAGGGCAGTGGATCATCTTGCAAGCTGTGCGCGCCGTGGGTGGGCAAGATCCTCTCCACGGACGGCACCACCGGCCAGGTGACGCTCCCGCACGCTGCGAAGGACGAAGAGATCACCGTCGACATCTACGGCACCCTCGACGGTGCCCGTAACGCCGGCCTCATGCACCCGAACTGTTCCCACAAGGCCACGGCGTACCTGCCCGGCCTGTCGATTCCACAGGCGGGCTTCGAATACTCGGAGGAAGCGGAGAAGGCCCGCGAGCGTCAACGCGACCTCGAGGTGCAGATCCGCTCGGCGAAGCGCAAGGCAGAGACCGCGGGCGACCCGGTCACCAGGCGCCGCGAGCTGAACCGGGTGAAGGGCAAGCAGCAGGAGCTCAGGGATCACCTCGAAGCGACCGGCCGGAAGCGCAACAGCGCACGCGAGCAACTGCACTTCGCAGACGGGCGCTGAGCCCGTTATCGAGGTGGTGCTCCGAATCGAGGCGTTCACGCGGCTGCCAGAATCCGCCTTTGCGTATTCCTACAACGCGATACCCGCCTGGCACACGTGTCAACCCGTAGAAGTAATCAAATACGGAGTATGCAATTCCCGCTACTTCCGCGCAGTCGACACCCACCTCGACGCGCCCCTCGACCCCGCGCCGCGACTGGACCTGCACGGTCGCGGCGTGGCCCCAACTTCCACCGCAGGGGTGGAACCCGGCAGAGGCCGGTCAACGAGCTGGAGGCTCACCGAATGTCCAAGCACTCCCCAATCCCCACGCTGCGCAACCGCGACGGTCTCGCCGTCATCGGCCGCACCATGCACGACCTCCGAGGCATCCGCTTCGACGAGGGCGAAGGTGGCAACACGCCGCCCGTCCCCGCTGCTCCCTCGGCCGCGCCGCCCGCAGCCCCGCCTGCCGCTCCCACCGCGCCTCCCGCGCCGCCCGCGCCGCCCGCCGCACCTGAGTCACCCCCGGCCGCGCCTGCCCCCGTGAACTACAAGGGCGACCCTGACGAGTACGTGCGCGAACTTCGCGAGGAAGCGAAGAACCACCGCCTCGCCGCCGAGAAAGCATCCGCCGACTTCGCCACCGCCCAGGCTGAACGAGACGCCGCCGCTGCCGCACGTGACGACCTCGCCCGGGCCAACAAGCTCATCCTCACCGCGCCGAAGCTCGGCGCCAACGCGGAGCTGCTGCTCGACTCCAGCAGCTTCATGAAGAACTTCGCCGGCGTCGACCTCTCCAACGAGGCCGACGTGAAGAAGGCGATCGAAGACGCGCTCGAGAGGAACTCGGCGTTCAAGGCAGGACCTGCTCTACCCGGCGCAAGCGGCGGCGGGCACCAGGGCGGCCACACCAACACCAAACCCACCCTCGACGGCGCCGTGAAAGCGCGCCTCACCCCGAGGGTCTAACTCCCTAAGGAGATGAAATGCCAGTAACCCTTGAAGAGTCCAAGTCCAACGCGACTGAGGACCTCGATGTCGCGGTGATCGACGAGTTCCGGAAAGAGACGGCTGTCCTCGACACCCTGATCTTCGACGACGCCGTCAACCCCGTCGGTGGCGGCGCCACCCTCGACTACGGATACCGCCGGCTGCTCACGCAGCGTTCGGCTGCGTTCCGTGCCTACAACACGGAGTACACGCCGGAAGCGGTCACCACCACGAAGGTCAGCGTCACGCTGGCCCCGCTCGGTGGCTCGTTCGAGGTCGACAGGGTGCTCGCGAAGATCGGCCCCGCGGCCTCGTCCAACGTCACCCTGAACCTTCAGCAGACCGTGAAGTCCACGGTCACGAAGTTCCAGGATGCCGTGATCAACGGTGACACCGCCGTCGACGCGAACGGCTTCGACGGCCTCGACAAGGCCCTCGTCGGCTCCTCCACGGAGATCGGGACCGGTGCAGTCATCGACTGGACCGACTTCGACACCAACCCTCGGGCGGAGCACAAGGCCCTCGACGCGCTCGACGACTTCCTGTCGTACCTGGACGGCGCACCGACCGTGATCCTCGGCAACGCTCGCGCGCTCGCCCGGGTTCGCGCTGCGGCGCGACGTGCGGGCATGTACACGAAGAACCCGATCGAGGACCTGCTCGACTCCAACGGTCGCCCGATCGTGCGTGAGACGTACGGGAACATCGTGTTCATGGACCCGGGCAACAAGCCCGGCACCAACGACCCGATCATCCCGATCGTCACCCGCACCGTCGCCACGGTGTCCACCACGGGTCTCACCGACCTGTACGCGTACCGCGTCGGGCTCGACGGGTTCCACGGCGTGTCCACCGTCGGCGGCCAGATCGTTCAGACCTGGCTCCCGGACTTCTCCACGGCCGGCGCCGTGAAGAAGGGCGAGGTCGAAATGGGCCCCGTCGGCGTCGCACTGAAGCAGACCAAGGCAGCCGCCGTGCTGCGCAACGTGAAGGTGGCGTGATCATGACCCAGCGAACCATCGAAGCGCCCGTGAAGGGCTTCAACGGCCTCGTTGCCGGCGTCCACTTCACCGACGGCAAGGGCAGCACCGACAACGAGGGCGCGATCGCGTACTTCGAACGTCAGGGCTACACCGTGTCCGGCCACGTCGACGACGATGCCGAGCGGGACTACCCGCTCGGCGACCCGTCCGACAAGTGGACGATCGCGCAGCTCAAGGCGTACGCCGCGGACCACGACAAGGACCTCGGCGGCGCGAAGAGCAAGGACGAGATCTGGAACGCGATCCGTCCCGGCGGCACCCCGTACAAGGGCGTCACCACCCCCGAGGGCGTGGCTCTGGTGTCTGACAGCACCGTGAAGGACGCGCCCGTGATCGAGCAGGCTGACCTGCCCGAGAACGTCAAGTAGTTCCCCTGCTGGTCCGGTGGCGTCTTCCACCGTCACCGGGCCAGCACCCGGGCAGGTAGCTCAATGGCAGAGCTCAGGGTCGCGCCCTGGTCGCTGGTTCGATTCCAGCCCCGTCCACTTACCGACACGCGAAGGAGGCCGTCATGGCCAGAATCAAGCACCCTCGTTTCCAGCCGGGCCGCACCAAGGCTCTCGGCATCGAGTTCATCGACGGGTACGCCGACGTCGACCTCACCGACAAGCCGATCCTCGCCCAGGCTCTGCTTCAGCACGGGTTCGAGATCGAGCTCGAAGCGGTGCAGCTGGAGTCCCTCACCGTCCGGGAGCTGCGCGACGTCGCCGAGATCGAGGGCATCGACCTGCCGTCGAGGGCGACGAAGGCGGAACTGATCGAAGTGATCAGCCGATCCCCTGTCCCCCCGGCCATCGGCGCCGACGGTGAACCGTTCGGCGAACAGATCAGCGAGGCCTGAGCATGGCCCAGCGCGTCTACGCAACCACCACCGACTACACCACGTTCACCGACGGCGACACGACCACGGATGCCCTGCTGCGGCGAGCATCCGTCGTCGTGGAAGGCCTCACCCGCCTCGCCGTGTACGACGTCGACGTCGACGGCATGCCGACCGACCCCGACATCGACCAGGCGTTCACGGATGCGACGTGCGCGCAGGTCGCCTACTGGGCCGACACCGACGACGTAACCGGCGCCGAGTCGCAGGCCGGGCCGACCAAGATCGGCTCCGTCTCGTTCGGTGGGTCCGGGGCATCCGGCGGCGCGACGAACACCAAGAGCGCGGCCGCGTCCCGGCTCGCACCGGAGGCTGCCGAGATCCTCGCCAACGCGGGCCTTCTCCTCTCCGCCGTCTCTCACACGTAGGGAGCCACCATGCGCCGTCTCCGCGCCCGAGACCTCCCCCACCGCATCAACATCACCCGGCTCACCGGCGGCGGCGCTGAGGGCCAGTCGTGGGCGGACCCGGTACTTGACCGGCCCGCGTACGTGGAGCAGAAGACGCGGCTGGTCGTCGATCGCCGCTCTACCTCGTCGACGGCCGGCCAAGAGGTCACCGCGTCCACGTTCGTCATCCTCCTCGCCGACGACGACGTGCAGCCGGGCTCGCTCGTCACCGTCTGGAAGGGCTCCTCGCGCGAACGTCAGGCGGAAGTCATCGACTCAGCGTTCTACGCACACCCGAAAGCGCCCGGCCACGTTGAGGTCTGGGCCACATAGGAGGTCACCGTGGGCGTTCGCATCTCGGTCAGCATGTCGAGCAGCTTCCCCCGCATCACGGACGGGATCCTCGCCGGGGTGGTGAAGGGGCAGAACCTCGCCGGGGAGCGCCTCCTCGCGCTCTCGTCAGCGGAAGCGCCGATGGACGACGACGGCACCCTCGTCGCCGCCGGGCAGATGGTGGCCGCCGAGGTCCCTGGCGATGACGCCGAGGTCGCATTCGACACCCCGTACGCCGCCCGCTGGCACGAAGACCAGCCGCTCGTCGACTCCCTCGGCCGCCGCTATTCGGGCAACTCGAACTTCCAGAACGGGCGCAAGTCGAAGTACCTCGAAGACCCGGCCCTGCAGAACAAGGACGAGCTGTCCCAGATCATCGCAACGGAGGCTGGCCGTGGCTGATCCCGACGCCTACTCCCTGCTGTTCAAGCGGGCCCTCGCGCAGCACCTCGAAGATCAGGGCGCCGGCGTGTACCGGTCGGACGGCACCAACTACCTGTCCACGGAGCGCGGCATCTACACCAACGGCCCCGACCTGCCCACAGCGGCCGGCACGGACAACTGCATCGTCCTCACCTGGCTGTCCCCCATCCCCGACGGGCGCGGCGACATGCTCTACCGGGTGCAGACCTTCACCCGCGTGAAGGGCAACGTCATCACCGCGGAGAACGCCGCCGCCGTCGTCGGCGGCGCCCTCGACCAGAAGCAGGGCGTGCCCTTCGATGACGTGTCCTGGTGCGAGCTGTTCTCGCAGCTGACCTTCACCGCCGACTCCTCAGGCCGCACCGCCGTCGCGCAGACGTTCCACTTCACCGGCCGCCGCCAGTAACCCCACAGTCCACCCCTCCAGCGTGAGGGGTCGCCGCGCTGCGGCATCCCCACCCAACAAGGAGAAACCATGTCTGACCACACCCTTTACGACACCACGGTACCCACCGCGGGAGCCGTCGCACTCGCCCACGAGTCGATCCTCCGCGCGAAGATCGGCGGCGTCTTCGTCAACATCACCGGCGACGTCAACAACCTGCTCGACACCCCGACCGGTGTCACCGTCTCCCGCGAGGTGTACGGCACCAAGGGTCAGCAGTCCAGCGACGACATCGCGTACAACCACGTGATCACGTTCACCGCCGAAGGTGTCCGCGACAACCTCGGCAACATCGCCCAGCCCTGGCTCGTGGAACTCATCCGCGCCGCGACCAGCAAGAGCCCCGCCAACAAGCTGGACTTCCAGATGTTCGACGCACTCGACGGCAGCCTCCCCGCGTTCGAGGGGACGTTCAAGGTCGCCTACGTGCTCGGGAACACCGGCTTCGCGGACAAGCGCATCTACAACTTCACGCTCACCTCGGACGGTGTTGTCGATGACATCGTGTCCCCGATCGCAGGCGGTGGCGAGCCCATCCTCGAGTCGGCGCTCCCCGCCGGCGCGGCCCCGGGCGACCAGATCGTCGTGAAGGGCTACAACCTGACCGGCACCACCGGCGCCACGATCATGGCCGTGCCGGTGGAGGAGTTCATCGTCGTGGACGACAACACCCTCGTGCTCGTCGTCCCGGCGACCGTCACCGGGTCCTCGCCGATCATCGTCACCAACGCGACCGGCGCATCCACGGCGCTGCCGTACATGGCGGCGTAGCCCGCTTCCGGGCCGCGGCGGTAACACCTGCCGCGGCCCACCCCACCGTTCCACCGATCTCTGCAGGGAGAGCATCATGATCACCGCAACAGCCCAAGGCCGCGACCTCCACATCCGCGTGGGAGGCATCGACGAACCGTTCGTCGTCGCTCCGCTCCCCGGCGTGAAGGGCCAGGCGCTCACCAACACGTTCATCAACATCGCCGCGGGCGTGCTCTCCCCCGAGGGCATGGAGCCGCTGTTGCTGGAAGCGGCCGGAGAAGCCACCTACGAGCGGGTGCAGAACGAACTGTCTCTCTCCGAGGGTGAGTCCGTCCTGATCCCCGCCCTGTACTGGCAGACGGTCCTCGGCATCGACGGCGTCAACGCGTACATCGCGGGCGGTGAAGGCCTCGCCGGGTCAAAAAAAGCGCTGGAGCTCCTGGTCCTGACTTTGGGGATCTCACCAACGACGACCGCGCCGAGTTCGGCATTGGCCAGCCTGATCCAATCACCGGGACTTACCCCGCCTACCGGCGTGAGTACTACGACCGTCGCAAAGCTGCCGGCCGCGAAGCGATCGCGCAACCAGTCCCCGAAGACGCCCGGAGCATCACAGCCGTAGAGCTGTGGACCCTCGTCCTCCCGCAGTTGCAGGGGGAAGTGGAGCTCGACCTCGCCCAACACGGTCTCATCCCAGACCTTGACCGGGCCCTCCGCACCCGCACCTGGCATTACATCCGCTCGGCCGTCTACCGGCTCCTCGACTCGGACACCGACTCGTGGACCAAGAAAGAGGTGATGGCCGTTGTCCGGAACATTCAACGCAGGGGCGATCGTTTGGCGGCTCCAGACGGTCGGCGCGGAGGTCTTCCAGCGTGACCTGACGGACGCCGACCGTGCCGTCAAGCAGCTCGGTGGCACGTCGGAGACCGCGGCGAAAAAGGTCGCACCCGTCGGTGAGCAGGTCGACAAGACCGGGCAGGCTGCGAAGCGGGCGAAAGCTCCCCTCGACGAGACCGCGAAGTCGACGAAGAAGGTCGGCGACGAGTCCGACACTGCCGCACCGAAGGTCAAGAAGACCGCCGCCGAGATCGAGAAGCTCAAGCGCGAGTCCGACGCCGCCGCCCGCACTGTGGGTGTCGCTGCTGTCGGCATCGGCGCCGCGGTGGCCGGCATGGCGGCGCTCACGGTCGCGAAGTTCGCCGAGTTCGACAAGGGCATGTCCGGTGTCTCCGCTGCCACGCACGCGCCGGCGGAGGACATCAAGAAGCTCAGCGACGCCGCGATCCAGGCTGGCGCTGACACCGCCTACTCCGCCACGGAAGCCGCCGACGCGGAGACAGAACTGTCGAAGGCTGGCCTCACGACGTCGGAGATCCTCTCCGGCAGCCTCAAGGGTTCACTCTCTCTCGCGGCTGCTGGCCAGCTCGGCGTTGCACGGTCGGCGGAGATCGCCGCGACCACGCTCAAGCAGTTCAACCTGAGCGGCAAAGAAACCGAGCACGTCGCCGACCTCCTCGCAGCTGGCGCTGGAAAAGCGCAGGGTTCCGTCGATGACCTGGCAGGTGGCCTCGAATACGTGGGTCCGGTCGCCGCTGGCCTGAACGTCTCCCTCGAGGAGACCGTGGGCACGCTGGCGCTGTTCGCTGAGAAGGGGCAGATCGGCCAGAAAGCCGGCACCGGCTTGCGCGGCGTCATCCAGTCCCTCGTGTCGCCGTCGCAGATCGCTTCGTCGACGATGAAGGAGTACGGCGTCAACGTCTTCGACGCGCAGGGGAAGTTCATCGGCCTCGCCGGTGTGGCCGCGCAGCTGAAGGACAAGTTCGGCACCCTCACGGACGCCGAGCGTTCGGCCGCGCTTGGCCGGATCTTCGGCAACGAGCAGATCACCGCTGCGAACATCCTCTACCAGGGCGGCGCGGAAGCGGTCGAGAAGTGGACGAAGGCTGTCGACGACTCCGGCTACGCGGCGGACACCGCTGCACGCCTGCAGGACAACCTCGCGGGCGACATCGAGAAGCTCGGCGGCTCCCTCGACACTGCCCTCATCCAGACCGGCTCAGCGGCGAACGACACCCTGCGCGACATGGTGCAGATCCTCACGCACCTCATCGACTGGTACGGGCAGCTGGACCCTGCCGTTCAGGGCACCGCACTGGTGCTCGGCGTGGGGACCGCCGCTGTGCTCCTCCTCGGGGGCACCATGCTTCTCGCCGTGCCGAAGATCGCAGAGTTCAAGCTGGCACTACAGACCCTGAACACGACCATGAAGAAGACCGCCCTCGCGGGTGGCGGCGTCGGACTGGCGATCACCGCAGTGATCGCCGTGCTCGCCGCCGTCGCAGGGGCCAACGCTGACGCGGCCGCGAAAACGGAAGCGTACGGGGACACCCTCGACACGACAACGAAGAAGATCACGGCCAGCACCCGCGAAATGGTGAAGGCGAACCTCGCGGCCAAGGGCTCGTTCTTTGGCATCGAAGGCCGGTCGGCTTTCGACGCTGCCGAGTCGCTTGGGATCGGACTCGACCTTGTCACGGATGCCGCGACAGGCAACGTGGATGCGCTGAAGAAGCTGAAGGCTGAACTCGCCGCCGCGCAAGCAGCGTACGAGAAAGCTCACCCCGCATCTGACCTTGCAGCGGACGCCGCCCGCGACGTAGAGAACGCTGTCAAGGGCGAGTCCGGCTCCATCGAGGAAGCCATCCGCGTCGCCCAGCAGAAGGCGTCCGTCGACGGGACCACGACCGACTCGAACAAGAAGGTCGCCGCCTCGTACGACACCGTCACGGACGCCGTGGACGGGGTGATCACGTCTGTCTCCGACCTCGCCAAGGAACTCGACGACCTCAACGGGAAGAGTCTCGACTCCCGTGACGCCGCGCGGAAGCTGGAGCAGTCCTACCGGGACTTCGACGCAGCGCTCGAAGAGAACGGCGCCCACCTCAACAAGGCAGGCACCGACCTCGACATCACGACGGAGAAGGGCGCGACCATGCAGGCCGCGCTCGACGACATCGCACAAGCAGCGCTCGACTCCGGCCAAGCAATCGCCGACGCCGGCGGAAGCTACGACGACTACGAGCAGTCGCTCCAGTCGTCCCGCGATTCCCTGCTCACCCGCATCAACGATCTCGGCATTACCGGCCAGGCGGCGCAGGACCTCGCGGACAAGATCCTGCACATCCCGTCTGAGGCGGAGTTCAAGGCGATCGCTGACACGGCGGCCGCTGAGGCTGCGCTGCAACGGGTGCAGAACCTCATCAACGGGATCGGCGCAACGTCCGAGCTGCACGTCTCCAACGGGGCCGGCGGCGGTGGCATTACGAAAGCCGACGGTGGGAAGGTCAACTTCTACGCCAACGGTGGCCGTGAGAACCACATCGCACAGTTCGCGCGCGCGGGCACCATGCGCGTGTGGGCGGAACCGGAGACCGGCGGCGAGTGGTATATCCCCGCAGCGTTGGGGAAGCGTCAGCGGTCCACTCAGGTGCTCGCTGCTGCCGCGTCCGAGTTCGGGTACCAATTGGTGCCGGCCGGCGTGCAGCGATTCGCGCAGGGCGGGTCCACGCACGCCCCTGTCGCACCCCGCGCTGGAGCCACCGTCAACGTGTACCCGCAGCCCGGCATGTCCGAGGAAACCATCGGACGCATCGCCGCCGCCGAGCTCAACTACCAGCTGAGGAGCCTCTGATGACACGAGCGAACGTGCGCATCGGGCCAGTGTCCATCAGCGCCGACCGTGTCACCGAAGGCCTCGAGCTGGGGCCGGATGGGATCGACGGCTGGAACGATGCCGTCGACATGCGGCGCGAGGACATCGCGATACCTCAGGCGCCCGGCTCGTTCGACCTGCCGGGGTTGCCGGCGGCTCGGGTGCTCACGATTGCCGGGCGCTGCGTGGCCTCCTCCGTGGAGAAGCTGGGCTGGTACCGGTCGCAGGTCACGGGGCTGTTGACGCGCGGGGACTCGGGGCGGATCGTCGTCGAGGAGTTCGGCCTGACTACGTGGGCGCAGTGCCGGTTGGCGTCGCGCACGAAGTGGCAGGCGTGGGGTGGGCAACCGTATGCGGACTTCCAGCTGCAGTTGTGGTGCCCGGACCCACGGAGGTACGGGGAGGTGCGGACGTTCCCCGGCGGTGCGGCTGCTTACCATTACGGCAACTTCCCCGCCTCTCCCGTGCTGACAGTGACCGGTTCAGCGGCGGGCGGGTACACGATCAACGGCCCGTCCGGTAAGACGTTCACGGTCACGAAGGCGCTGGTCTCTGGTCACCCGCACACCATCGACATGGTTACGGGGCGGCTGACTGTGGACGGGGCCGTGCAGATTGGTGCTGTGGGTCGGGCGCAGACGTGGGCGATCCCACCGGGCGCGACCGTCGCGATGACATCCACGGCTGGCACTCTCACTGCCGCCGTCACTGACACATACATTTAGGGGGCGGCATGTGGTCTTTCGGGATCTACGACACCATCACCGGCCAGCCCCTCGCGGATGTGTTTCCGTCAGATGGCAGGTGGCGGCGGGCGATCAGTGATGGGTCCGGCTCTCACACCTTCCGCGTCGGCGATGCAGGGAGAGGTTTCCCCGCGTCGACATGGCGGGACTTGATGCAGCCGAACGCGCGCACGCTCGCGGTCCGCTGGGCCGGTGCTGTCGTGTATGCGGGCATGATCCTCGACTCGGCGTATAACCGAACCTCTGGGACGCTGACGGTGAATCACACCGACATTCGGGCGTTGTTCTCCCAACGGTTGACGTTCGGGGTGAGCACGTACGGGGGCGGCAACCTCACCGTGTCCAATCGTTCAGCAGCCGGCGCGGTTCGGGCGATCCTTGACCGGGCCGTGAACTCGTGGGGCAGTACGTGGCGGCTTCCGTTTGATCTGCCGGCTGACAGTTCCGGCAGTCTCTCGTTCACCTGGCACAACTACGAGTGGTCCACGATTGAGGATCTGCTTCGGCAGGTGGAAGCTCTCGGTTACCAGGTTGACCTGCAACCGTATCTCGACGCCAATGGGTGGTTGCGCTGGCAGACGCGGGTGGGGGCGCCCCTGACTGGGGCGCAGTTCGAGTTCCCCCTGACCGTCGACCACCCCATCGTGTCCAACCTCACTGTGCGGACGGATGGGGCGAAGCAGCTTTCGGGGTGCTTCTACATGGGCAAGGGCACCGAGGCGGACATGCGTTTCGGTGAGGCCGGGTTCGTGAGCGGCCCGACGATTCCCGTGCGCGATGCGGCCCGTTCAGCGAAAGACGTGTCGGATGGTGACCGCCTCAACTCGATGGCAATGACGGACCTCGTGGAGCACCGGTCCCCGATTGTGCAGTGGGATTTCTCCCTCGTCGCCACTCAGGACGACTCGGGCAATGAGCTCCTCGACATCGCCGCCCTGCAGCCCGGGGCGCGCATCCGGTTGGAGAACTACGGCGACCCGTTCCTTGCGGATGGTGCAACTAATCATCTTGTGCTCGGTCTCTCTGGGGACATGAGCCGAACAGTGGAACCGGAGGTGCAGCCCATTGGTTGACAACCTGAATAGCTCCGAGCTCAAAGACATCCTGCGTCGGCTGCACATTCTCGAGACGACGCAGCCTGTCGGTTACACGTCCGTGTCTGAGGGTGCGTTACGTATCGTGTCCGCTGAGGGCCTGATCGTTGAGGGTTCCGAGAGCGTCACGGGGACGCTCACCGTGTCGGGGACGCTCACAATGTCGGGCACGTTGAACGCTGACGGGACGATCACGTTTACCGGGCCGGTGACGATCTCGGGGGCGACGGGAATCACCGGGCCGCTGACAGTGACGGGCAACACGGCGCTGAACGGTGACACGACCGTGAACGGCCCCTTCCATGTGAAGGGCGCGACCGACATCACCGGGGACGCAACAGTGGTTGGCCCGTTTCACGTGAAGGGCGCAACGGACATCACCGGCACGCTCGGCATCAAGGGCGAATCCACGCTCGAGGGCGACATGGCAGTAACGGGCGGCGGCAAGGTCACCGTCGGGAGCATGGTGCTCGACCCGGCCCTATCGAACGGCGGTGCGGTGGGAGGACTGAGCGCACCCGTAGCGATCTACCTACAGGCTCCGACCGTGGCGACGAGCGGGGCGCTCTTCGTCGGTGGCACCGTATCCGCCGACAACGTGTCACTCGCCGGGGTGAGCAGCACGACTCAGGCCCCGAACGTCTACATTGACTCATTCGGGAGTCTGTTCCGCGTTACTTAACCCGCAGCCCTTCAGCAGCTTTCGACTTCGCCCTCATTCGTGGGGGCTTTTTCTCATTCAAGGAGCCTCATGGCAACCGTCACCGGCACGCTCACCGACTTCGGGCTGGCGGCTCTCACCGCCTTCCAGCCGACGCTGATATTCACCGCCGACAGCCCAGCAGTGACGACAGGCGGTGTGCTCTCGGCTCGCCCGATACGGGTTACCCCCGCGTCAGACGGCTCGTTCACCGTCGATTTGGTGGCGTCGTCGTTCACCACCCCCGAAGTCACCTACACGCTCCGCATCGAATGGCTCGACTCCGCGGGCGGCTACATCGGCTTGGACATCCTCAAGGGGCTCGTCGTCCCACCGGGCAGCAGCAACATCGACACCCTTTCGAGCATCCCGATCAGCAGGTGGTGGGTCGGCGTGGACCCCCCGCCGAACCCCGAAGCAAACACATGGTGGCTCGACACCGACACCGGCGACTTGAAGGAGTGGATCTGATGGCTTGGGTAACACGCACGAATCTGAAAGGCCCGACCGGAACGATTGACTCGGCCTCTGCAATTGTCCTTGCACCGGGGATGTATCCGACTGTCGATCTCGGCGGAACCCCCGCAAAGAGAAGCATCCAGTTCGGCATTCCGCAGGGCCCGGTGGGTCCCCAAGGCCTCCCGGGCGTGAACGCCGTGGACAACGACACCGCCGTGGCGGGATACCTGTCCACGCCTGGAACATCAGCGACAAAGAGCGTGTTTCTTGCGAAGCTCGCCGCCCTTGACTGGGTGCCGAACTACGCCCGTAACGCTTTCCAGCCGCCGCCCGCCGATGACATGCCCACGGTCGCTTTCGCCACTGGCACGGTGAGCGGGCTCGCCTCGCCAGCGATCTTCAAGCCGGCCATCGTCGGCACGGGGTCATCCGTCAGCTCATGGGACGGCGCGAGCGATACCAACTTCCGGTACGCGCCCGGCGACTTCCACACGGCGAACGGCCCATCCGGCGACCTAGCGCTTTACGGCGCGGTGAAGCCGGGCGGTGGCGCGCAATCGGCCAAATGGCCCCTGCTCGTGTCGTTCGTGACCACCAGCTCGGTTGTCGAGATCCTGTTCTACGGCCGCACGGCGACGGATACGCCCATGTTCCGCGTCAACGGTAAGTGGCTGGCGGAAACGAACGTCTTACGTGGATTCACGGCCAACGGGTACAAGGTTACGTTGACGTTCCCCTCGGCGAAATCGCGGACGATCCAGATCGTCGGCACCGACAACCTCGGGCTGATGGCGGTGAACCTTCCCACCGGCCAAACGCTCACCAAGCCCACCAACACCATCAAGCGCCGAGTCGCGATCATCGGTGACTCGTGGGTGAATGGCGCAGGCTCCGCAGCGGGCGACGGGGGTGCGAACGTCCTCGAAACGTTCGCACCCCGTCTCGCGCACCTGCTGGGTGCCGATGATGTGGTTCTCGCCGGGATCGGCGGCACAGGGTGGGTTGCGGGAGGCAGCGCCTCCGCCTACTACACCCGCATTTCCACTGTGCTCGGGTTCAACCCGAACGTCATCGTGTTCTACGGGTCACAGAACGATGGCGGCGCGGCAGGGACCATCCAGTCCGCTGTCGAGTCCGCCTTGGCGTCAGTATCCGCCGTCCCCGAGGTGTACGTCATCGGCACGATCCTCCCCGGGTACACGGCAAACGTATCAGCGGTGAAAGCGGGGGCGGCGACCGCGGGCCGGCCGTTCATCGACATGTCCAGCTACATGTTCGGCACGGGCAGGGTCGACAATCCCAAGGGTGACGGCAACAACGACTTCTACCTGAAGTCCGACGGCGCGCACCCCACGCACATCGCCCATAAGGCCATCGCCGAAGACGCCTTCCGGCGCATCTACACCCGAGGTCAGTAAGTCGATGCCCTAGCCGAGCGCCTTCACCACGCGCTCGGCTATGCCTGGATTGGCCCCGTTTCGCACACCCCCACGCCTCGCACACGCGGGGCTTTTTCTCGTTAGGAGACCCCCATGACATTCGGTATCGACGTATCCAAGTGGCAGTCCGGCATGGACTACCCCCGCGCACGGCAGGAGGGTGTCGAGTTCGTCATCGTCAAGGCGGCCGGCTTCAACACCGGGACCCTGTACGTCGCGGACGGCTACCCCGGGCACGTCGACGCAGCGCGCAAGGCGGGCCTCTGCATCGGGCATTACTTCGTCCCGGGCAAGGGCGACCCCGTGACGCAGGCTGACTTCTTCGCGGACAACCTGCACGACTTCGACCCCGCCCACGACGTGCTCGCACTCGACGACGAGCCCCTCGACGACAACGGGGTGTACTGGAAGCAGGATGACGCGCTCAAGTTCCTCGCCCGCGTGCACGAGCGCACCGGCGTCCCGTGGAGCCGGCTCTGGCTCTACTGCCCCGCGCACCTCACCCGCGACAACGGGCCCTGGGGCAAGATCACCGACAAGGGCATCCGCATCTGGTGGAGCGCCTACGGTGACTTCCCGACGGGTCACACCCCGGACCACGAGCCTGCGCTGAATGGGAAGATCGCACGCTGGGACATCCACCAGTACTCGAGCGTCGTCCCCGTCGCCGACCGCAAGACTGTCGACGCGAACTACTCCCGCATCTCGTGTGCTGAGCTGTTCGGCGGCGCGGTGACGAGCGCCCCGGCGAGCGTGCCGACCGCATCGACCGGTCACCCCGCGGGGACCGGGTACACCGTGAAGTCCGGGGACACCCTGTCCGGCATCGCGGAGCGCTACGGTATGGGCTGGCAGGAGCTCTACTCCCTGAACCGGACGGTAATCGGCGGCGACCCGTCCCTCATCAAGCCGGGGCAGGTGCTGAGGATCTCCGGAAAGGCGCCGGTGAAGTCTCCGACGATCGCCTCGAGCTACACCGTGCGGAGTGGTGACACGCTCTCGGGCATCGCGGCCGCGCACGGCACGACCTGGCAGGCGCTGGCAAAGCTCAACGGCCTCTCGGACCCGAACGTCATCCACCCCGGCGACAAGCTCAAGCTATCCGGTGCACCTGCGGCCGCCGTCAAGACGTACACGGTGCGTTCCGGCGACACCCTGTCGGGCATCGCCTCGAAGCACGGGACGACGTGGCAGAAGCTCTACGCCCTCAACAAGGCCACCATCGGAAGTGATGCATCTCTGATCAAGCCCGGGCAGAAACTGCGCCTGACCTGATGTCTGAAGCAGTAAGGGTCGCCATCGTCACCGCGGTGGTCGGCCCTGCCGTCATGCTGATCCTCGGCGCGTGGCTGAACCGGAAGATCAACCACCTCAGCGCCGCCACGCAGGAAGTCCGGTCCGACACCAAGCAGACGTTGAACCAGGTGCAGAACTCTCACACCACCAACCTGCGGGAGGAGGGCGACGAACGCCACGGGGAACTCGTCGCCCTCGTCACCACCGTCCTCAACGTTCAGAAGACGCAAGCGGAAGTCCAGAAGGCGCAAGCAGCCGACATCGGCGGGATCCGGTCCGAGCTGCGCGACCTCCGCAAGGACGACGCCGGTCAACGCGACCGCCTCCTCGACCTCGAGCGAACCCAGCCACACCCACACAAGGAGTAACCATGTCCAACTTCATCATCGCCGTCGTGCGGTCCCTCGTCCCGATCATCGTCGGCTGGCTCGTCGGCCTGCTCGCCGCGATCAACGTGCACGTCGCCCCGGACATCGAGGGTGGCCTGATCGTATCTGTGAGCACCCTCGCCGCGTCCCTCTACTACGTCGGCGCCGCATGGCTGGAGCGCAAGTACGCCTGGTTCGGCTGGCTGCTGGGCGTCGCCCGGAAGCCCGTCTACGGTGAGCACGCCGCCGCGTGAGCTGCTCCTGCCGGCACACGGACCGTCCGTGCCCTGACACCTGCGCTCACAACGGCTCGTGCGATTCCTGCCAGCACTGAAAGAACGCCCCCTCTTGACCCTCGGGTTGAGAGGGGGCGTTTCGTCGTTTGCGAGTGTGCCAGCTAGGCACCGTGGCACATACTGTAAGGTCGCTCCCATGGCGGCTACTGCAATCGTCCTGCCGAGCAAGGGGCATATCAATAGGTGCGGTGAATACTTGGCTGATGGCCATCGGCGCGAGTATCCGGTCGACTGGTATGACGACGAGAGGTTCGCCGAGGCCTATGCGGTGATCAGTGCATTCCGTGCCGCGCATCAGCGACCGCTTGGGAGCGTCACAGTAGGGCTTCGTCAGATCGTCAGTAGTGAAACGAGTGGAGCTCCTCTGGTTTCGCAGCGACTGAAACGCGTTCCGCGCATCATTCGGAAGTTGGCCCGAATGGAGAAGACGAATTTGGCGAGACTTGAAGACATCGGAGGCTGCCGCGCCGTCCTCGATGATGCACAAGCGCTCGGGCGCGTCCGTAGTCATGTTGAGAAAACGTGGGGCAACAACATCGTGCGACGGAGGGACTATGTCACAGACCCCAACGGAATGGGGTACCGTGCCTTCCATCTGACAGTCGAGCGAGGGGTTCGTCGCATTGAGGTGCAACTACGCACGCAGGGACAGCAGTCATGGGCAAACGCGATTGAATCTGCTGACTCCGCGCACAATCTCACTCTGAAGGATGGTATTGGCCCAGAGAGTATGCTTGAGTACTTCAATGCTGCTGGCGATGTGATCTATCATCAGGAGTACGGACTCGCCCTCCCCGACACACTTCGCTCTCGTCTCAATGACGCGACGGATCGAGTAATTAAAGAGGGCTACTACAGCAGGAGGAGAGCATAGAAATGGCAGCCGCAACGGTCCACTTCCTTCTCGTTTACAGCCACAAAGACCAGCGACTCGTGCAGCAGGATGAGTTTAGAGACTCAACGAAAGCTACGAGCGCCTACGCCGAGGCCGAACGAGCGCATATGTCCAGCGAGGACTATGAGATTGTTCTCATTGGATCTGACAGCATTCAGACCATCATGAAGACCCACGGGCACTACTTCCGCTCAGAGAGCAACCCGCTGTTTGCTGAGCTGATGCTAAGTCACGCCTGATCGATCCAGCTGAATGAAAGCCGACCTCGCCGTTACTGGCAGAGGGCGGCTTTCATCTGTCTCTCCTCGTCCGAGAAGCACGGACTAGCGCCGCTTCGCCTTCAGGTATTCGCGCCAGGTGATCTCGACCGCCATCTGGAGGTGCGGGAAGTAGCCGACCAACGCTCGGTCCTCCGACCGCTCCGCGTAGGTCACGACCCGGTGCATGGTTTCCTTGTTCGGGCCGATCTGCAGCTGCCGGACGATCGCGATTCGGACACCGTCGTCGACCATGAACCACTGGCCTGGCGTGGCCCGTCGCGATCAGCTGCGATCGCGGGGACCAGTGCTGAGACATGGGATCGAGAGTAGGGGCGGCCGCCGACATCGGAAGGAAATTTCGCCGTGCCTATGTACGTGGCCTTGGCTATGCGCGAAAATAGCTGGAACGCCCCACCCCGCTACACGGTAACCCGAATACCGCGGAGCGGGGTGGGACTAGTGATGGACACTGGGGACGTCCATCACAATGGGGGCATCGGACCGGAATGGTCCTCAACGCCGCATGTCTAGTTGTTCTTCATCTTTGGTGCCGATCGAGCGCCTCTTCCGTCCGCCGCGCCGATTGCACGCTCGGGCCCGGCTTCACGCAGTCACGTTACTCGCTTCCTTGCGCACCCAGTTTTAGAGGTTCCCAACTGGGTGTTTAGAGAATCTCAAAGGAAGGCGTCAGGGTTTAGAAACGCGGGCCTGAGAGCACCGCTGTTCTGCATGACGGGCACCACCAGAACGGATGCTGGACCGTTCCGGCAGGCTCGCACTGGTGGAGGCAGTTCGGGCAGTTGGGCGGGTCGATGGAGTTCGGGTCTTCCATGCGCGGAATTTTACGCCACTTCAAATGCTGTAGAGTGACAGGTCGACCCATCGCACTGGATATACTAAACGTAAACCGCGCTGTGGATAACCACGTGTATAACCTGTGGAGAAGCTAGGAGGAGCCGTGAGTTACGCGCCGCCTCTTGCCGCATCGCTAGTCGCGAAGTGGTTTATCGCTCGTGCACAGCAGTCGCCGGATCATGACCTCGACAACCTAAAGCTTCAGAAGCTTCTTTATCTCGCTCAGAGTCGTTACCTGCACTTCTCGGGAAAGTCGCTCGTCAAGGAAGAGTTTTCAGCCTGGAAGCACGGACCGGTGATCGCCCCGCTCTACCGCGAGTGCAGTGAATTCGGATCTGAGCCGATCCATATGGACCTCGCTGAAGACGGCCCTTGGCATCAGCTGACCCGCGATGTCGAGGTTGTCCTGGACGAGACGTGGGCGGCCTTCGGCGTGTACAGTGGTTGGCGCCTTCGTGGTATTACCCACGATGTAGGCCCT